GGGAGAGAGTCGGTCGTCATTGACCACAACTTGGGGTCCAGAAGCAATGGAAAGATTGTTAACCAGAGAGCGTAAGGTAGCATTTGCGACCTCCTGTATGTCAGCGATGAGTTCTGTCAGACTGTGACCGAGCACGGAGCCGGGGGCTTTCTCGAAACTGGTGATGTAGTAGTTGTGGCGCTGGCGCGGGCTCGGCGACATCTGCGCCTTGATAACGTGAGAGCCGATGCTCCACACCTGTACGAAATAATCACGGAGTTCATCGGGAACCGCGAGCCCATAATCCTGCAAGAGTCGCCCCTGAACGTGGCCTGTGAAGGCCATCATTGAGAGCATGGCGCTCCTGTTCCATACGGGATTCTCCCGACGCTCCAGAACAGCCCGCTCGGCGTCAGGCGTATCCCAGTTATCGTAAAGCCCTCCCCGGCCATACTCGTCCAGCACGGCCCGTACTTCTTCTTGATTGTATCCAGGGAGATCCAGAGCATCGTTGAGCTCGGCCCGGGTAATTCGCTGCTTTTCAATGATGTCGGCATTGGCTATGTCCGCTACGCCTGGGGTCCAATAGATATCGAACGGGTTAACCCAACGCCACGTCAGCTTGGGTGTCTGAACAGTTGTAGGCTGGCCGCCGCCGGCTGGCCAAGTCACAGTCGGGATAACTTTTACCTCGGGACCGCAAACACAAGAAAACGAAAAAATCGGCAACGTGGCCACGAATGAGGCCAGCGCCGTATAAAACCCGCCTTCGCGCAGTATATCTTCAACCTTGTCGCTGCTATCCCGCGCCTGCTGGACCGCCTTCTTCTTGGCGGCGTCATCCGCGGACTCGAGCAGGGCCGTCTTGCGGTTCTGGACGTCGCTCTGCTGCGGGGGCTTGCCGCTCGTCTGCTGGATTTGCTGGCTCTCCTGCTGCATCAATTGGTCGATGGCCTGCAAAATATCCGGCGGAACGGTGGGCTGAGCTGGCGGCCGGATTGCCCACGGGATATCCTGGCCCAGATAGATGTCCCGGAGGAGGGAAGCGGCCGCGCGGCACTTCTGCGCGGTAATGCGCGCGTAGACCTCAGACCCACCAAATTTCCTGATCTCATTTAGCTTGTTGGCGTCGTACTGCCCATTGAACGTCCGCAGGCAGACGAGGAGGTCTTCCGTCCAACCGGCCGACGTGTTCCGGTGGTTGCGCATAATGTCGTATTGGCCTTTAATGTAGCCAACTAGCTGCTGGGGATCTTGTGCAGGTGGCGGCATTGCGCTGTTGGCAGCGGCAGTATCCTGCGCCTGCAATGTCGCCTCGGGCGTAACTGAAAGTGTCCCCGCCTGACCTAAATCGCCTGCCATGGAAATTCCTGCGCCGTGCCGGGGGGAGATTATCTGGCTATCCTTAACGATTTCATAAGCGTTTAGCTTGCAGATGAGGCAAGTGTGTGATATTTCATCGAAATGACCATTCCGCTAGTCGAAACAGGGTTCGAGGACGCCGAGGTTTACGAACGGGCTGATTTGCCCAGTGCACCTTTACATCCGAACCTTACGGCAAACCAGATCGCTGCGCTCGCCCGCGAGAAGGCGATGGATGTTCGCACCGAAGAAGTCGTCCTGCGCTCCGCCGGCATCACCAAAGGTCAATTCGAGACGTTCGTCATCGTTAACCCTCTCTACAAGCGGGCGTACGAAACGTTTGTCATGGAGTGGGAAAGTGCGCTATCAACCAACAAGAGGATTGCCATTGAGGCAGCAGCAGCGCTAGAAGACAGCCTACCCTACCTCGGACTACGGATGATAGATGACAAAGAGCAGCTCAACCAAGTCGTCGAAGCAGCGAAGCTCTTCGCCAAGCTCGCCGGTGCTGGAGAAGTCAAAGAGGGAGCTCCTACCGGAGAGCGCTTCAGCATCTCAATCGTCCTCTCAGACAAAGATAGAGTTGAGGCGAGCATATCACCGCGAGTGGTATCAGAAGAACAAGTGGCGCTTCCGCCAATATTACTTAACTCAGAAATCAAAAAATCCTGAAAAGTTTAATGCCGCCAATCTAGCTGCGACAGCGCGCCACCACAAGACAGAAAAAGGGAAGGCGACAATGCGCCGATTTTTCAATAGTGCTAAAGGGCGTCAGCTAATATGGCGCGCCAACCATTCCGTCAAGGGTATTGCCCGTATGCATAAGTACAGACAGTCTCCCAAAGGCATAGCTACACAACAGCGTGCTGATGCTCACCGTGCACCGCGGAAAAGGACATAAAATGGCTCCCCGCCAAAAAACAGAAACAGAATATCTAGTCGATGCCGCAGAAGAACTCCGCAAACAAAATGCGGTGGTCCTTGAACTTAAACGCCAGGTAAAAGATCTACAAGAGAAAAAAGACACTGCTGACGATGTGCGGCAGATGTATTTCGACATCGCCAAGTACGACCCGACGCCGCCGGTCTGGATTTCCGGAAAAGGCGGCAAGATTGGGTCTCGCGGCTGCCCGATCACAGTGTGGTCAGATGCGCACGCGGGCGAGGTGGTCCAGCCGAAAAGTATCAATGGTGCCAATAGGTTCAACAAAGATATCTGTAAAAAGCGGTTTTTACGGTTATTCGATACAACCGCAGACCTCTGCTACAACCACATGGGGCGGGCCAAGACTGAGTATCCGGGCATCATCGTCTGCCTTGGCGGCGACTTCATCGGTGGCGACATACACGAAGAACTGGCGCGTTCCAATGACATGGCCCCGCTCCGAGCGGTCGAGTTCATGACGGATATACTCTGCGCCGGCATCGAGAAGATGGCGAGCAAGTTTGGCAAGGTCTACCTACCCTGCGTCGTCGGCAACCATGGGCGGACGACTCGCAAGCCACCGTTCAAAGGCATCACCGATTTCAACTATGACTACGCCCTGTATTGCAATCTGATTCGCCACTTCACTAGCGGGATATTCGGCGGCCGCACCAGCAAGTTCATCCATATCGACGCTCCTGAGTCAGCCGACGTTCATTTTAAAAGCTACGGCGTGGACTATATGCTTACACACGGCGACAATCTCGGGACCGCCGGCGGCGACGGTATCATTGGCAGCATCGGCCCTGTCATGCGCGGCTCAATAAAGTTGGGCGCGCAGACCCACAAGATTGGTCTAGATTTTGACGAGCTGGTCATGTGTCATTGGCATAGAACCCTTTGGCTTCCCGGAGTAACAGTAAATAACACGCTCAAAGGGTTCGACGAGTATTCCGCGCTTAAACTGCGCGCCCCGCCCACCGTCCCTTCGCAGTCGCTTTGGTTTAACCACCCTCAATTCGGGACCACAGCCCGCTGGGAAATCTATCTAGAGGGTAAGATCAAGACGCAGGTAGCAGAAAATAAATCGTGGGCCACATGGCAGACATAAAATATGATTTAGAGCTCTCCGCGCCAACTATCGCACAGTTCTGCTTGTCTAAATCGTTCGGTCGCATCCTAATGGGGCCTGTAGGCTCAGGAAAGACTACCGGCTGCATCCTGGATCTGTTTATGAAGGCAAGAGCGCAAGCGAAGGCACCAGACGGTCTCCGCTACACCCGGTTCGCTGTTGTACGCCAGACGCTGAAACAGCTGAAAGATACTGTCGTAAAAGATTGCGAGACAATTCTCTCAACCCCAGGATTAGGCAGATGGAAAGTTTCAGAAAGCGTGTTCCACCTGAACTTCGACGACGTCCGAAGCGAGTGGTTCTTCATTCCCCTGGAGGATGCAACCGATCAGGCGAGACTCTTGTCCATGCAGTTGACGGGAGCATGGCTGTCCGAGTGTATAGAGATGAACCTCGATGTTGTTACGCCTGTGACTGGTCGTTTGGGGCGGTATCCAGCGGGAGCACGTGGTACGCCGACATGGAGTGGTATAATAGCGGACACGAATTCGCCGACGGAAATGACGCCCTGGCATACGTTTATGACGAACTTGCCACCCGACTGGCAGCTGTTTCATCAACCCTCCGGGCTTTCGCCACAAGCAGAAAATCTGTCGTTCCTGGAGCAAACGGAAGAATCGGTAAAGTTCCCAGTGGGCCACCCGGCACGGGAAGCGCAGGGGAGGAAATACTATGAGCGGCCGGTCGCGTTCTGGGGCATCGATCACGACTGGGTCAAGCGCTACGTCAAATCCGAATACGGTGATGATCCTTCGGGAGCAGCGGTTTTCAAAGAAAGTTTTCGGCCGAACTTTCATATTGTCGAAGACACACTACCAATCCCGGGATACCCACTGCTTGTGGGGCAGGATTTCGGCCGAAATCCTTGGTCCCTTGTCTGCCAGATGGATCACATGGGGCGTCTTCTGGTCCACAAAGAAGTCGGTGCCACCAACATAGGCCTAGACAAACACGTCAAAGAAAGACTCGTCCCCACGCTTGTCAACCAGTTCACCGGCTATCGAGTCGTCCTTATCGGAGATCCATCCGGCGTGGCGAAGGGCAGCGTATCAGAGGAGAGTATGTTTGATGCGCTTAAGAGACTTGGACTCGCAGCTTTTCCAGCTCCTACAAACGATGTCGAAAAGCGGATTATGGCTGTCGAAGCACTACTGGCCAGACAAACTAACGGAGGCCCTTCACTCATTATCTCGCGACAGGGGTGCCCTCTCCTCTGTCGAGCGATGGCTGGGGGATATCGATTTAAGAAAACTCGGGATGGGGCTCTCAAGCCGAAACCGAACAAAGACGACGTCGAAGGGTTCTCGCACGTAGTCGACGACCTGCAATACGTCTCACTGATCGTGCACGGCGGGCTGACGGATTATGTGGCACAGCACATCTGGGGCAGGAAGCAGCGGAAGCGCCAGACGCCTACTTCCGCTGCTTGGACTTAAACCTTCGGGATAGGCTGAGTGCCGGTACCCGGCTGGTTGTTCGGCGCTACTTGGCCAACCTGGCTGACCGGGACGAAACCAACAGCAGGCACGAAGGCCGCGCCGGCAGGTCCGGTCGTACCGGTCGGGGCGAGGGTCGGCAGTACAGCAGCGAGCTGTACGTTCACCGCTGCCAACGATACGTTGGCGGCAGCGATAGCCGCAGCGTCGGCATTATCAATGCCGGTGCCGAGTTGAGCTTGGATGGCTTGCAGCTGTGCCAGCACCGCTCCGACGTCGGTTTGCAGCGTGGCTACGTTCTGTCCAAGAGCGGTTACATTGGCGTCCATGTGGTGGCTCCATTCGATAAGGTGGTCGAGTTTACGTACAACGTCTTCGTCTTCGAACCACATCATACGTCCTCGCGTTTCATGTGGCAGCGTACACGTGGCACCTTAAAAACTAGTGAACCGGAAACACCCACTCGCTTATGTTTGTCAAATACAACGCCAACAACACCGCAACCATGACAATCAGGCAGAAAAAGCCGACACTGTTAGCGGCGGCTTTCTGGTACGTATATTGGCGCGGGCGCCGTGGACGCCGGACCGGGCTCATCAGAAGAGTCGAAAGCTATGGATACCGCCGCCACCCCCGCCGGCGACAACGGTAACGAAGACGATGATGCAGAGCAGGACAAACAAGAACCAGACGCCTTGCTCGAGCTTAGGCGGAATGCCCCAGAGGAAAGTCTTGATGCCGTAGAGAATGAACCATACAACACCCGCTAGGATGATGCACCAGAACAGGGCCCACAGGAGCCCGAGAACAATACCTGCGATCATGTTAGTGCTCCGTAACAGTGTGCTGGACCACGGGAAGTGGTACAACGGGCGCTTTTACAGTTGAGAGGTATAGCAGGGTTCCGGAGATAATCAAGGCTATCACAACGGCTATGACTCCCCAGGTCCTGTCAATTCCCGCGGTCCTAACTGTTGAGGCGGTGGCCCCCGTCGATAGGCGCTTCACTTCCGCGAGCAATTCAACCATGGCGGGGTCAGAAAACGACTGTTTTCCGGCCGCCTGATAGCTACCCTGCTCGAGCGTGGTGATCCGTGCCGAGAGTGAATTCGACATTTGCTGCTGTGCGGTAGTCGTAGTCGTCGCCGTGGTCGCCACGAGGGCTCGCAGGGCCTCGGCCGACTGCGCCACCTGGGTCGCAAGGACGGTGGCTTGGTCTGCCGCGCGCTGGCTGGCGACCGACACCGCGTTCACGTCAACCGCTCGGATGGCGTCAATACGTCCGGCTTCCGCCTTACTTAACTGTGCCGAGTAATCTGCACGAATCCGGGAGATCTCATCCATCCTGCGCGTTTCAGCTTTGCTGGTTTCCGTAACCATCCTGGCACGCAGCTTATTGATCGTATCGGCATGCGTGCGGTGGGCGTCGGCCAGTTTCTCAGCCGCCACGCGAAGGTCATCTTGTCGTTTGCTCTCGGCAGTGACCAGCGTTTCAACGTTTTTTGTAGGATCCGTAGTGCCGCCACCATAATAATCTATCGGTATGCCGGGCTGACGAACCGCACTTTTACGCAGATCATTGTTGTCAACCATAATCCCACCGCCCCCCTGCCTCTGGCGCCGTCAGTCTCTCTGACGCCAGCCCTGAGTAGAATATAGGTAGCGGGTTAGCATTTAATTAATGTACCGGGTCGCCCTCGTAGGGGCACTGGGCAACCTTCACCATGTCCTCGTGCAGGAGAATACGGGTCTCATTGGCCGCTTCCAGGTTCTTCTCGATCGCCAGGCTCACGCCACTTATAATTTCCTCAGGCGCGTATTTGCCAGAAACCAGGCTGTGGAGGACTCGCGTCAGGGCCTCGGCTTGCCGCAGAAATTCGATCATGGCCAGCGCCCGCGCCGCCGTCTGCACGACCGCGCTACGTTGGAGCCGTCGGTCGTGGACGTCGATCATGGACAGGAAGCCGGCGACGCGAGAATAGTTGCTGTTGTCCATCGTGCAGGGCGCGGCCAGCTGCTCGATGATCTCTTTCTCGTTGAGCTGCGGGGAGACCGGGGCCAGATGTCGCGGCTTGTCAGGCGG